ACCGCCAAAATTGCCGACATTCCTGCGCAGTTCACACCCGCGCATGCACTTGCTGCATCTGTCCTTACGGATATCCGTGGTGGGTTTATCGAACTCATCCGCCACAGCCCCGCCCGTGTAACCACACTCATCAGAGCGGTAGGTCCACATACAGGTGTTCGCCAGCATGATACGACCGGGAAACAGCGCCCCGTCCGTCTCGGTCGGTGTGGCCAGCACAAACGAGGCCGTCATGGCTGTCAGCGCTGACATCTGCTCCACCACCCACCGGTCCGTCAGCTCCTGCTCCGGGTCGGCCTCCGGATTGCCCGCAACGAAATTCACCGCATCCAGAAAACGGGCATACACCCGGCGGCGGACCACCGTGGCCCCCACCAGACTCTGCAGGTCTTCCGCCATCCCGGTGACCAGACCGAACAGATTGGACACCGTCAGCGACGGTCTGGCACTGCTGCCCTTCCCGCTCATCTCAAAGCCACTCCCCTCAATCGGGTACGCCTGATATTCACGCCCCTGCCAGGTCACCGGCTCCCCTTTTTCATTCAGCTCATTGCAGAAAAAATACCGCTCACCGCCCTGCACCGTCAGGTCGATTTCCCAGAGTACCACCCGCGGTGACTGCTCTGACTTAACCGACTCGTTCAGACTTTCTTCGTGAATATCCTGCATCAGTTCACCACCTGCTTAAACTCCGCGCTGAACTCAACGCGCAACATCCCGACCCGCGCAGACCACCCGGCACAGATCACCTTTATCTGCCGGTATGCATAGGGTGGCTTCCACAAAAATGCCTTCCAGCCACCGTGCTCTGCCAGGAACGCTTCCAGATGCCGGGCCTCCTCCCGGGTCACGGAAAGCGTCACCCTGTATGTTTTCAGGTCAGCATTCAGCCCTGCCGCCATACGCTGTGAGTACCCGTCACCAAAACGCACTTCACGCACCGATGGCTGCGAGTTCACCTCCATATCCGGCTTCACTTTCCAGCGAAATGTTTTCATCGCCCGCTCCCCGATAACAGACCGCCATCACGCAACTGCAGCCGGAGCTCATCCTGCGCACCTTTACGGGCCATCTCATACACCGCTTTCATCAGCTGCGGCCCGGCCTGTCCGTTGATACCGTCGTTCTGAATCACCACGTGATTGTTCTGATTAAAATTAATGCCTTCGGCCCGCCGCATCTGCGCCGGACTTCCGGCAGCACCCACATACCCCCCTTCCGCATAGCCCCGCATCAGGCGGTACAGGTTCCCGACACCAATCCGGCTGGTTGCCTCCTTCGTGAAGACAAATTCACCGCGGTGAACAATCCCCGCTGGCTCATATTTGCCGCCGGTTCCCGTAAATCCTCCGGTCGCAAAATGGAATTTCGCCGCAGCTGCCTGAATGGCTGTACCGCCTGACGCGGATGCGCCACCACCAACAGCCCCGCCAATAGCGCTGCCGATACTCCCGACAATCCCCACCATTGCCTGCTTCAGCAGAATTTCTGTCATCATGGACAGCACGGAACGGGTGAAGCTGCGCCAGTTCTGCTCACTGCCGGTCAGCATCGCCGCCATATTCTGTGCAATACCATCAAAGGTCTGCGTGGCAGCACTTTTAACCTGCGACATACTGTCCGTGGCGCTCTCTTCCCACTCACTCCAGCCGGACCTGAGGCCTGCCATCCAGCTCCCGCGAAGCTGGTCTTCAGCCGCCCAGGTCTTTTTCTGCTCTGACATGACGTTATTCAGCGCCAGCGGATTATCGCCATACTGTTCCTTCAGGCGCTGTTCCGTGGCTTCCCGCGCTGCCTGCCGGTCAGTCAGCCCCCGGCTTTTCGCATCAATGGCGGCCCGTTTTGCCCGTTGCTGCTGTGCGAATTTATCCGCCTGCTGCGCCAGCGCGTTCAGGTGCTCCTGATACGTGACCTTATCGCCAAGTGCAGCCAGCTGGCGTTTGTACTCCAGCGTCTCATCTTTATGCGCCAGCAGGGATTTCTCCTGTGCAGACAGCTGGCGACGTTGCGCCGCCTCCTCCAGTACCGCGAACTGACTTTCCGCCTTCCACAAATCCCGGCGCTGCTGGCTGATTTTCTCATTCGCTCCGGCATGCTTCTCCAGCGTCCGGAGTTCTGCCTGAAGCGTCAGCAGGGCAGCATGAGCACTGTCTTCCTGACGATCGCCCGCAGACACCTTCACGCCGGACTGTTTCGGCTTTTTCAGCGTCGCTTCATAATCCTTTTTCGCCGCCGCCATCAGCGTGTTGTAATCTGCCTGCAGAATTTTCCCGTCCTTCAGTGCCTTGTTCAGTTCTTCCTGACGGGCGGTATATTTCTCCAGCGGCGTCTGCAGCCGTTCGTAAGCCTTCTGCGCCTCTTCGGTATATTTCAGCCGTGACGCTTCGGTATCGCTCTGCTGCTGCGCATTTTTGTCCTGTTGACTCTGCTGCTCAGCCTTCTTTCGGGCGGCTTCAAGCGCAAGACGGGCCTTTTCACGATCATCCCAGTAACGCGCCCGCGCTTCATCGTTAACAAAATAATCATCCTTGCGCAGATTCCAGATGTCGTCTGCTTTCTTAAACGCAGCCTCTGCCTTAATCAGCATCTCCTGAGCGGTATCAGGACGACCAATATCCAGCACCGCATCCCACATGGATTTGAATGCCCGCGCTGTCCTGTCTGCCCAGGTCTCCAGCGTGCCCATGTTCTCTTTCAGGCGGCGGGTCTGGTCATCAAACCCTTTCGTTGCGGCCTCGTTCGCCGCCTGCAATGCCCCGGTTTCATCGCCGGAACGCTGCAACTGAGCAACATACGCAATCTGCTCCGCCGTCACGTTATGGAACTGCTTCGCCATCGCAATCAGCCCCGACGTCGGGTCAGTGGTCAGTTTTCCGAAAGCCTCTGCAACCTTGTCCACCTCCACACCGGATGCAGAAGCAAAACGCGCGACACTCTGGTTGATGGCATCAAACTGTTCACCACCACGCACACCGGCATTCACCATGGCTGCCAGTGACTCACTCGCCTGGTTAAACGTCAGCCCTGCGGCCTGTCCGGCTCTGGAGAGCGTCAGCATGCGATCGGCAGTCAGTCCGGACTGATTACCGGAAAGAACCAGGGTTTTATTAAACGCTGAAAGCGTGGAATCTCCCTGGTACCAGGCGTACACCAGCGCACCTGTCGCCACCGCCAGCGAGGTGGCCCCGACCATCGGCAGGGTGATCGCACCGGCAAGCCCCCTGAACATGGGGATCATCCCGCCGAAGGAGTCCTTCACCTGACCGCCCTGTTGCAGCAGGATCAGCCACGGACTTTGCCCGCCTGCAAGCTGCGTGGCCACGTCAGTGAACTGCGCAGGCAGCATACGCATGGCGGCTTTATACTGCCCGACGGAAATCCCTGCTTTTTGTGCAGCCAGCGCCTGGTGGCTCAGCCCCTGCTCAACGACAGTTGCGGTTTTTCTGGCGTCAGTATCCAGACCTGAAAAATGACGCCTTACCCGGCTCATCTGCTCATCGAAACGGACCGCATCCAGACTCAGGTCAATAACAAGATCACCAACCGGCTGGGACATATCTCACACCTCCCGGAATCCCCGCTGAAGCCATCATTAATGCGGCATCATCCACCATGACATCCGCCACATCCGCAGACGATAAAATATCGCCCCCTCCGTCCCCACCGAACCGGACGCCTCCGGCAAGTCCTGCCGCTTTCTGCATCAGCATTTTGTCCTCATCCGGCCTCTCCACCTGCTCTTCCTCATGCCGGGGGACAAGCAGACTGAAATCAGAGGGATGCATATCCGGATCGCAAAAAAACAGGCTGAGTACAGCGTACGTCAGCCCGGAAAAATGCATATCCAGCTGGGTATCCTGAAAATAATGGGTACTGTAAAAGCGGTGCCAGTCGGCATACTCCGTGGATGACATCCCGGCAAGCATGGCGCGCCAGTCGGGTCTCCCCATCTCACGCGCCAGTCTGAGGGCAAAGTTCAGCTCACCGTCGAAGACTTTCCCGCAGAAAAATCATCATCAGTCAGCGTGTTATTTTTCGCCACTTCAGTAATATCAGTATCCGGACGAACAGCTTCGATCATCCCGGACAGACGCAACACCACGTCTTCCGCCCGGGCAATGGCATCAGCAGGCCAGGTGGTGAGCACTTCCTGCTCTATCTTCATCACGGCCTCATTCATTGACGGTGACTGCGTTTTCTGTGGATGGTTATGCCACAGGGACATCGCCACCAGAAACGCGCCGGTTCTGACAAGATCTTCCACACTCACCTGCAGGTTGCCGCTGGCTTCAGCCTCTTCTGCCCGCCGTTTCAGGAGGGCAAGATGCTCAATACGCTGCAGCGCAGACAGCTCAGAAAGCGTGACGGATACACCGTTATATTCAAATTGTTCTGTTTTCAGGAACATCGCTTATCTCTCAGCTCTTTAGCTACCCGGCACATTATTAACGGTAATTTCAGCCACCGCAGCAAACTGACCATTACCGGAAATCACAGGGATGCTGACTTTTCCATCCTTAACCCCCGTCACAGTAATCGTCATATCTTTCACGCTAATGGTGGCTTTTGATGGATCGGCGGAAATCGCCCTGAATGTCTTATCCGTTGCATTTTCCGGTTCCACAGTAACGGTCAGGGTGGTTGTTTTCCCTTTTGCCACCGTACCGGATGTCGGCGTCACCTTAATCGCACTGACCGGCGTAATTTTGCTGCGTTCTTCCGCTACAGAAGGTTTACCCACGTTAGTGACTTTCACCGTGCGGGTGATCACTTCTTTCGCCGTCACGGCCTTACCGATACTGCTGACCCAGCCACGAAACACATCCACCGTGCCATTCGGAAAACGGATTTTATAGGCCCGGACATCGCCGCTTTCAAACCAGCCTATAAGCCCTTTCTGACCTTCCTCTCCCGGTTTCCAGGCCAGCGTAAAACTGGTATCACCTGCAGATTTCTGCCCCTGCCCGGTCGCGGTCCAGTCTGCGTCTTCATCATCCAGGTAGTTATCATCGTAGGATTCTGCCGTCATCTCGCCCGGCGTCAGATCCTTCACCTTAGCCAGTCGCTGCCAGTCAGCGTCTGACAACGGGTTTGCATAAGCATCACCCTTGCCGTTGTAAACCCACAGAGTGGTACCGGCACCTTTTACCGGCTCCAGGGGATTTGGTGTTGCCATATCGTCCTCACATCTCGTATGTAATGGAATAAGTCAGATCCGCAGAGCTCCATAACGCCATATCGTCATCACGACGATACTCATAGCCCTGCGTAACCATCGTGGTAATCAGTCCTGCCAGTGCCGGGATCGCAGTCATCGCCGGATAAATCCGGCTTTCCATCCACTGATCAAGCTCTGAATCCGGTACCTGTGCCGGTAAAAACACCTCAATATGCAGTGTGGCCCGCCAGGTATCTGCATCCAGCTCTTCACCGGTATACTCTGCATCCGTCAGATAAACCGCGATCGCAGGAAAATCCTCTTCGTCAAAAACAACGGGGCGACCATCAAACAGCGTCGCCCCGTGTTCATGCTGCTCGAGTGCATCCAGCACTGCAGCACGGATATCAGTGTGTTTCATCGTTTTATCGCAATCCTCAGTTGTTGTTTCAGCGCGGATGCCAGTTCTCCGGGCAGGCGTTCACGCCGGATACGGTCAACATTCTCATCAAACGCCTGTTTCAGTGGGGCCGCCATCGGGATTTTCACCACATCAATGGGGTAACGGTTTTTCCCGGCCACACGCTGCATGACATGCCAGCGACCGTTTTTTAATCGCTGAATGAATGCCCGCTGATACCGATGCTGACCGGCTTTAAGTATGCTGTTCGGACGACGGCCCAGCATCCTGATCCCCAGCTTAATCACTGGAAGATCACCGCGGTTAACGATAATTTTTGCGTTCGGATTTCTGACCGTCGCCCGTTTCAGTCTGGACCGTTCCTTAACCAGTTTCCGGCGTACCTTTGTCTCCCGGGCAACCTGTGATGAAGACTGATTAATCGCCGTTGTGGCCACGCGGTTAATCGTCATTGCTGAAGCCGCCGGAATGGCGTTTTTACGAACCCGGCTCAGATTATCAATCGCCTGATCAAGCCCTTTTATCGCCATAATTTCCCCCTGCGTTTATCGTCGCCGGTTAACAGCGGGTGGTTGCCCACGGTTGAGCCAGAGATAACAGCTTCCCCCGTCATCCGGAGAAACACGATCCACCCAGAACATCTCGCCGTTAATGGTCAGCGTGTCACCACGCCGCACGGCACGCACCGTATCCGTCCGCACAAATAATGACGGGCTGCTTCCTTCAATACGGACCCCGCCACCGGCAAAACCCAGCGACTCCGGATCGTCAAAAACCCCCTGAACTTCGCCGCCACGTTGTGCTCCGGAGGTGAACTGCGCACGGATCCCCATCACTTCAACAATCGTACTGTCCACCCCGGCAAGGGCGGCATCAAAGGCATTCTGAAAATCACGCATAAACAGCCATTCCACCATCAACGTGTGTTTTTGCATCTGAGGACATAATCAGAATCACCCGACCAACATCCGCAAGCTCAACGGATTCCCCCGTTTCACCATCAACGCCACAGAGATGGAGGCAGGTCAGAACTCTGATGCGCGTTAACGCGCCGGATGTTTCCTCACGAACATCATGAGCCGCGGTTTCCCGCTCCCGGATATCCATATTCATAACCTGTACATCATCGCCGGATGACTGCATTTCCTCTTCCCATTCTGCCACCCGCTGCGCTATCTCTGCGGCACTCCCGGATATATCCGGCTCACGCCCCAGAATCAGGGCCAGTTCATCAAGCCGTTTCAGATTTTGCTCTTTCGTTGCCATATCAGCCCCCTGTGAAAAAAGACACGGGGGCATTTCGCCCCCGCTCACGGATTATTTCACCTGTACCACCACAAACTCATCCGGGTCCGGCAACACCATCAGCGGCGCGGACTGCGTCATGGTAAATTCACGGGCGGGATCCCCTACCGTCAGCCAGTGTTTCGGATAACGGGAAGAGGCCACCACACCTTCGGACAACGCCTGAGCATCCTGAATGGCACCGTAACAACGGATCCCATCTGCAGCAGTATTCCCCAGAACCAGCATGCCATCTGGAAGATAACGTTTTTCGATACCGTCTTCTGCTATATAAGACGTTTTCGCCACCACAATGGCCAGATCGCCGTAATACCCCTTGAAGGACACCACTGCGCCCAGATCTTTCACTGCCGTTTCGAGTTGAGAATTTGAACCGCGACGGGTATCCAGTTTTTCGCGGAACAGCTTAAAACCATTCAGAAGACGCCAGCCGGTACCGTCCATAATGGCAATATTCACAAGACCGCTGGCCTGGTCGCAGTAGAGGTCAATATCATGTGTAGGATCGAACGTGTCACGATCCTGTTTTGACCACTCCTTACCACTACCCTGAGTGATGTTATTCTTCGTCGACCTGCCAAAATCGACCTCAATTTTCTCGAACTGGTCTCCTTCCATGGTGTATTTGCCATACAACACAGCATTTACCGCCTGCATTTCTTCCACCTGGACAATGGCGTGCTCTTCCTGTTTGAGGTTATCGGTAATGATACGCAGACGGCGGTAAGCCGGATCATTCAGTTGAGATGGATCTTCACCAGGAAGGCGCTCAACCGCCTGCTGGTAATTAAATTCGTGTTTCGGCTTGACGTAGCCCGGACGCAACACGCGGGTTTCACCACCACGATGGCGCAGCACTTTTCCTTCAACGATCGGGGAGACATAGGCCGCCACCGGCGTTTTTCCGGTAATTTTGTCCAGCATCACCTCTTCGGTGTGGAAATTCACCGTACGGCGGAAAAACAGCTCCAGAAATAGCGCACGGAATTTAACTTTTTGTTCGGTATAACCGAGTAACTGGCGGGTCGTAAACAATCCCATAAATCAGTTCCTTTCATTCAGAAATCAGTCAGGCCACCATGGTGGCCTGATAACGTGTTACGGCAGAGCCGCGTGACTCAGGGCTGTGCCGGCAAAGGCATTTGCCTTTTTGTGTTCATCCACACTTTCAGGCCAGTGGATTGCCTCCGTCGCAAAGGTTCCCGACTTGTAATACGTCAGCGCTGTCTCTGTGCCTTCAAGCGGCAGTACCAGTATGCCAACCGCACTACCGGCTTTCTGTCCATCCCAGACCACCAGTTTCCCGGTGGCTTCATCCAGCATCAGGGGCGTCAGAGCCGGTGTTGCGGAAGAAATCCCGCTGCTGCCTGTGGCGGTATGAGCCGGATCATTACCGGCAAAAATACGTACTTCCGCACGCTGTTCAGTGATGGTTTTCGTCACCATTTTGTTAAAACCTCATATTGATGGTCAGCACTGACTTCATGGCATGGCCATGAGCATTTTCACGTCCGCATCACCGTCTGCTGACGTCTGTGACACGCCACCCCGCACCGCTGCCGGTGAATGATTCGCCATGAAATGTTCAAACAGGGCGGTTGTGGATGCAGAGACCGGTTCGGCCTTACCTGATCCCGCAGCCAGCACAGCCCGGGCGTTCTCCACGGTCATTCCCGGGCAGGCCGCCAGTTTTTCAGCCTGCGCTTCTGCCCCTTTTGCCTCATCCAGGGCCATGATCTGATCACGAAGTGAGGGCCCGGCATCCGCCAGTGGTGCAGCCGCCAGTTGTTCACGACCGTTCGCTTCTTCACACGCCATAATGCGATCGGCTTCACTCTGCGCGGATGCCACCGGCTGCTGCGGTGCCGCCGCGGCCAGAATCGCCCGGGCCTGTTCAACGCTCATGCCCTGTTGCCCTGCCAGCATCGTGGCAAGCTGTTCACGTCCTTTCGCTTCCTGGCATGTCAGGATCCCCATCACTCGCTGGTTCTCCTGCACGGCGGCTTCCGTTGCAGTTAATTGCGGCATAGTGCCTCCTCTGACATTACTGTTCAGCGCCGTGGCCATCACACTGATGGCATCCGACGCATTGATTAATTCATCCGCCAGCCCGGCCTCAATGCCGGACTGACCTTCAAAAACGGCGGCCTCTGTTCCCGTGACCGCATCCACAGACAACCCGGTATACATCGCCACTTTTTCGGCAAACATCCGGTGCGCCGCATCAATCCGCTGCTGCATGTCCTGGCGAACCTCTGCCGGCAACGCTTCAAACTGATTGCCATCCACCTTGTGCGCCCCGGCATAAATCAGCGTGATATCCACACCGGCCTGCGCCAGATGACCGGCATAGCTGACATGGCTCATCATCACGCCAATGGAGCCGATACGGGATGTCTGGGTAACCAGCCGTCGGGAGCAGGCCGACGCCAGCAGCATGGCTGCAGAACAGGCAGTGTCATTGCACAGTGCCCAGACCGGCTTCTGCTGACGGAGGCGGTAAATCATGTCAGCGCAGTCAAACGCGCCGGCGGCCTGCCCGCCCGGACTGTCAATGTCCAGCAGTACGCCCCGCACCTGGCTATCCGCCATTGCCTGCTGAAGACAGGCGACAATGCCGTCATAGCCTGTCATTCCGGAAAATGGCCGCATACCGCCCAGCCGGTGCACCAGCGTGCCGGTCACCGGCAGTACAGCAATACCGTTCACCACCCGGTAAACACGGGCCGGTCGTTTACCTCCGGCCATGTACTCGTCCGTTTCAGCCAGCATTCCGGGAGCATCAAGCTGTACCTGTTGTTGTGGTACCGAAAGACTTGCTGCCCCTATCTCGCGCCCGAGCGCGCAAAAGAAAACCCGCGCATAGGCGGGCTCCAGAAGCAGCGGTTCATTGAATGCTGCGGCAATAATGTGTGAAAGATTACGTCTCACGTGGTGTTGTCTCCTCTTCCGGCCTGCGACTCTCCGCTATCTGCTGCTGATACGCCTGCGCTATCCACACCGGACGTGAGAGTCCGGCTTTTTCCCGCTCTGCAGATTCCCTGACCTGCTGGCGGAAAATGTCCTGATAATCCTCGCCCATCAGCGCCAGCTCTTTCTCATACGTGCTCAGTCCGGCCTCAATGCGCATCACTGATTCCTGAACCTCCTTGAGCCCGTCAATGGCCATTCTTCCGGCTCCAATCCACTCAGCCCGTGACCAGGCTGATCGCGCCTGATAAAAATCAAAACGTGCCCGTGGCGGACGAATAATCCCCCGAAGAAGTGCCTCTTCCAGCCAGCAGGAAAACATCTGCGTGGCCAGCCGGGACGCAATAAATTTTCGCCGCCCCATAAAATAGCGCCACGACTCATTGGCGGATGCGCGGGCACTTGAATAACTGACCTTCGAGTAATCACGGGACAACTGTTCGTAGGAAACGCCAAGACCGGCGGCGATATACCGCAGCAGCGCCTGTTCAAGCGCCGAAAATCCATTGTCTGAATCCTGCGCGGTCTGAAGTTTCAGATCATCACCGGGGAAAAGGTGCGGAATTTTGACACCGCCCAGCGTCACGCTATTCGTGTCATACCAGGTGGAGAACTTATCCAGAATATTAATAAGCGGATTATCCTTCTGCCCCTGCGGCGCACCGGCGATATATTCAAAGGCCTTTTCGGTATCAAGGTCACTTTCAATCGTCGCTGCATACATCGCCTTCACTATGGCCGACTGAAGCTGTGTTGCCTGCAGGGAATCGAGCATCTTCAGCCGTTCCATAACGCTGTAAAACTGATTAGCCCCACGGGTCTGCCCGTCCTCCACCGGCTCGAAAATATGCAGCATGGCCGGACGCCCGGTGGGAAGTTCACGCGGGATCCGTTCCCATCGTCCACTCCCGGAGAACGGAAAATCATCCTCACAGATATGGTACGCAACGGCACGACCATATCGATCGACCTCCACCCCGGCCCGCAGAAAACGGTTCCCGATACCATGTCCTGGCGTGTCCACCCGTTTCGGACTCACGGCTTTAAAACGCGTACGAAACAGTTGCGTGCTCTCCGGATCCCAGACCGGCTGCACAAAGATTTCGCCGTTAAACGCATGAACGCCCACACCTTCACGAATAAATTCTGTAAACGTGCGTTTCCCTTCCACGTCGATCTCGCCAAACACCCCTTCTGCGTATTCTGACCAGGCCGCCTCCACCTCATCGACAAAACTTTTTGTCGCGGTCTCCCGCATCCCCAACCAGCGCCAGTTCGGGCGGTAGCTGATAAGAAACATATGCCCGACAATGTGATCCTTATGCAGGGCCACCGCATTGGCCGCTATCCCGTTATTGCGCACCAGATCATCTGCCCGGGCATTCCCCAGACGCAACGCGGGCAGCAGGGCCGCATCGGCACTCTGCGCCGGTGGCAACCACTCCGCCATTTGCCCGCCAAATCCTGCGCCGCCCCCGTTGTAGCTGAGGCTCTCCCGAAGCGGAACGCCGTTCACATCAATCAGGACAGGCGTTCGTTTCATAACCTCACTCCCAGCGGACGACGGCGACGGCGGGTTGTCCCCAGTACCAACTCAGCATCATTGATCGCACGGTTAAGCTCATCCAGAGAGGCCGCCGTATATTCAATTCTTCGTCCATCTTTCTGGACAGACACCACCCGTTTACCGGTTAATAAATCAAGGCGCGCCTGACGCAGCGCCTGCAGTTCAGCGACTGTAACCATTCACTCCTCCGGACAGCTTCGCTGCCAGTTCTTTAAGGGTTGGCCGGGTCGTCTCTTCTTCCCGGGATTTTGCCAGTACAGCCAGATCAAGCTGCCAGCGTTGCACGGACACACGTAATGCCGCGTAGGCATACACCAGGCAGTCCAGCGCTTCGTTACGCCGCTTTTTGTTATCCCACAGCAGACGCATCTTTCCTTTTTCCCACTTCTCCACAAGCTCTTCCGCGACCAGTTGCTGCGCCTCTGTCTGCGAAAAAATCTCCGGATCATCAGGAAAACGGATGGCATACGACGTGGCTTCATCCGCAGGCGTGGGCTCGGCTTTCATACGGGCATAGAGAATTTCTTTTGCGGTGTCCGTCCCCACTTCACACAGATAAACGCCCCGCTGATTGCGGGTTTTCGGCATGGTGATCACCGGCTTGCCATAGACAGACGCGCCTTTTACCGGCAGCACACGGAAAACACCGTGTTTTTTTGACCTCTGGTAGACGATTTCACCATCGATCCCCCCGGTGTCCCAGCAGACACGGGAAATGGTCATTTCGGTGCCATCCGCATGGCGGTATTTTTTGTTGATCGCCGCATCCACACGTAACAGCGTCTCTTCCTCATCAGGACGCCCCATAATGATGATTTTATCCACCAGAAAAGCTTCCTCTCCCGGTGCCCATCCCCAGACATACATCTCAAAACGGTTTCGCTGCGAGTCAATGCCCGCCGTCAGATAAACCACCCGGGCAGGCACCGCCGCCGTGTAACGCACAACCTTATCCATCAGCACCTGGTGATCGAGTTTTTCGCCCACGGCCTCTTCCCAGGTCTCGCCCAGCGTGGTGTTCACAAAGGTTTTCAGGCCGTTGGGATCTTTCAGTGCATCCAGCCAGTCATAGACTATCTGTACCCAGGTGGTGAACGGACTGTACGCTGTCCAGATATGGAACGTGATGGAGCGCGGCGGCGGAATTTCATTATCCGCGGCGCTGAAAAACGTCAGACCGTCACGGGTCCACATCCCCGTGTTTTCACAGATCCACCGCCCGTTGCTCTGGTCAAGCTCAGACTGATGGATCACGCAGCCATGATGTTCACAGAGGTAGAAAACGCTTTCGGGGCTGTCCTTCTCCCATTTAAGGCCAAAAGGCGTGGATTCATCGCCAAATTTCAGATACTGCTCCTCCCCACAGTGTGGGCAGGGCACATAAAAACGCATGAAATGCGCCGACTCGTTGGCCGCTTTTTCGATCTGGCAGGTGCCTTTGATTTTAGGCGTCGAGCCGCGAATGGATTTGGGCCATACAGAGCCCTCAATACGTTTATCCCCAAGCAGGGTTGGCGAACCCTCTTTTTCGACATCCGGTTCGAACGAGGAAAGTTCGTCATAGCAGACCACGTCCACGGATTTTTCACGGTAGTTTTTGGCGGCAGCGCCGCCCAGGCACCAGAAACCCACACCCGATGAAAAGCGTTTCAGCGTGAGGGTATTGTCACGATGTTTACGCCCCAGCCATGGAAAAAGGTCTTTCAGACATGGCACATCCCGAATCGTCGCCTCCACGTGAGACTTCATAAAATCTTCAGCGGCAGAATCCGTGGGCTGAAAAAGCAGACTGTTTCGGGATTTATGCTCAATAAAATACCCGACCACCCCCAGCAACATCTTTGTATAGCCAACACGGGCAGATTTAATCAGATTAACAGTCCGGATCTGATCATTCCCCATGCTGTTCATGATGGCGATCTGGAACGGCAGCGTTTTCCATTCTCCCTCACCATATGAAGATTCTTTAGGCAGATAATAATTTTGATCAGCCCATTCAACTGGCGTCACCGGCAATGCCCTTATCAGGGGCTGTAATGCTGTTGTGACAGCACTCATCATATTATTCAGTTGTTGCTCTGATATATTCATCGAGTAAATCCGGTAATTTATCCCCCGCCCGCGCACACTGATTTGCCCCCTTCGCAATAAGGGTTTTCAGATGGTCAAGATGGCGCGGTGTTAAATCAGGAAACTGTCGCTGCATGGATAAAGGGATGGAATCAAGCGTACTGGATAACGCCATTGCCAGCTTGCTGAGGGCAAAAATACAGAACCCGGTATCAATAAGTTTTCCTTTTGACACCTCATTTTTTAACTGCTGTGTAACAGCCTGTTCTGCTGTCAGTTCCCATCTGGCAATAAGCAATTTCTCCTCATAGTCGTCTTCGCTATCGCCATCAGGCACATCGTTTTTACTTCTTCTCAGATACGATATGTAAAAATCGCGCCAGGCATCCAGATCCAGTTGCCCTCGCTTATTCGATATCGGGGCACCCGGCAATTTCTGCAATCTGCGAAGCTGGCGATCGGTCAGACTTAAATGCCTGGCAACTTCAGTCTGCGTAGCCACTCCTCACCTCGCAAAAACTCTCACTTCACAATCACAACAAAACCGGTCATGTCCGGCTTACATGTCTATTTTTTGTGCATGTCCGGTTCACAGAAGACCTCTTTTTTTATTTTTCATATAGTTAACTTGAAGAGAAACCGGACATGGTTCCCGGAAAATTTTCATAAATAGCGAAAACCCGCGAGGTCGCCGCCCCGTAACCTGTTGGATCGACGGAAAGGACCCGAAAACGAGAATAATTATCACTTACAGCAAGAATCGAATCTGATCTATTATGGTGCTTGCTATTATGTGCCGGCACAAGTGCGTCGTTTACCGTCATTTCACACAGAGGCATCATCAAATGAAAATCAGAAATATTCTCGCTATCTCCCTTGCAACATCATCCTTCAGTTGCCTGGCATTTAAATCCTCGCCCAATGTGCTACCAGGACCAACGAATCAACTAACTGCGGTAGAAAGTAAAATTATCGGACATTTTTATGCCCCACACAGTGCATTACCCGGAACAACCATCACAGGGACATGTGACGCCTCCCCCGTCCCGGGATGCACCTGTCCGTTTTGTACTATGCTGCGTAGCCAAAACCGATAACATCCGCATTTACCTGGTATTACATGATGAGTTCACGCAGCGACTGATAGAGGAAGGAAAGATGGTTAGTAAAAGCAAGGCGCATTGCCGCCGCATGCTGCAGGCATTGCAACAGACGAGAGCAGGTATTTTTGACCAGTTGGAAAACTGCCAGCATACTTTGCCCGAGTATATCGCCATCTCATCGGAAACCAGTGCAACTCTTATTCATCGGGTTCCACCAGAGAAAAAGAAGAAATGAACAGTGAGGCGTTGTGTGGCATACAACGCCTTCTTCCATCATTCCTCGTCAGCCATGACAAAAATATAACCGCTGGCTCTTTCATTTTTCTCCTGCGTCCAGCCCCTCTCTACCTGGAAGCATCAAGGACGTGACGGCGTAAAGATAAATTGTCTCTTCACTCCCTGACAGGGGCGATTCTTTTCAAATCGCCATTTCGCCATGGCCTTCACCACTTCATCACGAAACAAATTATGAGGCTCTGAGCGGAGAAAAACGATCCGTGTCACAGTCCCATCAGCACCAATATCGAACTTAACCTCAACCAGCCCCTTGATATAATTTGCTGCAGCATATTCCGGATATCGTGGATACACCGTCACTAATTGCCGGGGCTCATCAGCTTTTTGCTGCGAGCATCCCACTGCCAGGACAGATAACAGAAAAAGTAGTAAAAGGCGTCTTTTCATTTTTATTCCTACGGGTCTTATTCTGACAATATATCCTGTGTTCCAGACTGCCACATCACCACATCCTGTGCCATTATCTGACTCACATTACATACATCGCATCGGGATACAGTAGTAGCACTTTCTGTAATACAGCTTCCTGTTTCTTCCACCATCGCACCGGGATAAACCCGCGAATCATTAACGCGGTAAAAACCCGGTGTGCATCGTTTTTAATTATCCCCGCACACTCGCGCAGAGGAGTCTCCCTGTCGGGCTGCGGTCTCTGTTAATGAGGGAATATAGCGACGATACGGCGCATCAACAAAACTTATTTCAGGCACTGAGTGCGGATATAGTCCTGTGCCCCTTCCAGTTGCTTGTGCATCGTCATCAGCCGCTCTCTGAGGGTGAAATAATCCCGTGTAACGGTGTCTGCCAGTTGGGGGCCGGTTGCATTATCCACGCCGGAGGTGGTGGGGGCTTCACGCACGGAGCCTGGACAGGTGGCGTTGATCCGCAGGCGCTTACGACCAGCGGCAACGTCAGCGCGAAGAGTTTCATTTTCAGCTCTCGCATCGGCTAATTCCCTCGAGTATTTTGCATCGAGCGCAGCAACATCGCGCTGGCGCACCTGCATATCAGTAATGGTTGCGTTCGCCAGCTTCAGTTCACTGGCTTTGTTATCGCGCTGCGCTTTGTAGGTAATCGCGTTATCACGGTAATGGTCTGTTGCCATCCACAGCGCACCACAGGCCACCAGCAGAATAACGATAAACGCGGAAAGCATTCGGTTTATGTTCACCCCAGCAACCCCGACGAAGACAACATCATCCAGGCCATGGAAAGAAAAAGAGCAACCAGCATTAGTGAAAATGAAATGCCGACAATTACACAGAGGATCTTCGCCAGCGTTATGAGTTTGTCTGACATGCTTAATCCTCCCTTCACGATTTCAACGCAATGACCAGTTTTGCCAGCCCATACAGCATCGGGGACACAGCAACACCGACCGCCACCCACTTAATGGCAAAAGCCAGTGCTCTGCTGATGTCATCAGTTACAGGCGCTTTCAGTTCAAGGCCATTTTTCATAGTCAACCTCAACAGAATTCGTTTACACTTCGCCATGTTCTCCCTTGCCTTACTCAAGGTCAGAAACACAAAACCTCGCTTGGTGCCAACAAACGGGGTTTTTACTTTTATTCACTTACGTTTCGCCAGTTCGCAGGATTTCGTGTTATCCGCCCGCGTGGCCATTCCTCATTTTTCAGCAAAATATTCTGCTTATCTGTCGATACCCCAGCACGCCAGCGCGCTCTCCTGGTCACGACGGGATACCTGACCGTAACAGTTGTTTGAACGAATACGGCAGTCTCTGCCACCGTCCTTAATCCACCAGCGAATCGCTTCGCAGGCACCTTTTCGATCACCAGCATTAATTCGTCTGTAAAACGTCGACGGGAAACACTTACCGGGACCAATGTTGTACGGACAGAATGACGCGATCCCCGCTTTCTGGGGTTCGGTCAGCGGCACTCTGATGTTTTTCTCCACCCACGCCAGCGCTTTATCACGCTCAATGGCGTTAACCTGGTCGCATTTTTCCTTCGACAACTTCATGCCCGGAACGACAGGTTTGCCATCCACCATGATGGCACCACGGCAGATGGTCCAGATACCTGCACCATCACGGTATGCCGTGGTGTGGTTGCCTTCCTTTTCATCCAGAAACTGGTCGAGAATGTCAGGCGCAGGCGCACCAGCGGCAATCAGCGCCAGAACGGCAGCCGACAGGCCGTATTTGATTTTGGTGTTCATGGATATATTAAATATTCAGCCGCTGTCCCTGGCCCACTAAATACGCACTTTAAGATAAGTCAGCCCCGGATGAAGCCAGTAAGCCGGCCCTTTTTTAAAGGGTGGAGTATTAAAATCACGAAGAAGAGCCTCCCGCACAATTGCATCCTTATCAGCACCACTGGCCAGCGCTTCAATCTCAGCGGCTACCTGAAGATATCCCATGCAACGGCCAACGCGCTTCATCAGCCCCTGCTTTTTATTGTTCTTCAGGTAATCAATGGCAAATTCAATGAGCTCCTCACTGTGCTGGTGCGATGGAGGTGTTACTTTCCCATTTTCTGAGATGGTTATTTTCCCAGCATCACCGGATACAACAAAGGATGGCCGGTTACACTCCCATTCCGGGTCACTGAAATTATCATTATGAATACTGAAACACTCTGCGAGATTTCTGCTCATCACTTTCCGACAATAATCGTCAAACGCAGCAAACTGCTTTTCATCGCCAGAAGGCACCAATATCGACCATTTCTTATTCAGCTCAACGACGTAGCTCTCCAGTTTTTCAATACGTGATTCAACATCATCTTTTTCTGACCGCAGTGTTGACGGCGGCATCTTCAGAGAACAAGTAATTCTTCCCGGTAGCTTTCCTTTGTAGGTTATCAACACATCCTGCGCCTCTAAAATTACGGGGCGCTTTTCCGGCAACGGTTCGTTCCATTCACATAACCCGGCAGCAACATCCATGAAAAACTGCTTCGCCTGCTTTTTCGCCTCAGCTTCGTAAAACTCCAGCGTGGCACCTTCAGTACGGTCAAGACTAATCGCCACATCTGGCAACAACAGCGACGCTTGCCCGTCACCTTCCGACTTCACAGTAACAGTAACCTTATCCCCGTAATTATTTATCCCCTTAACAACCAGTTCATATTTTTTATTCATCACTTTACTCTCCCCGCGCCGCCTTACGCCGGTCCTCTTTGATTTTGAAATACAGGTTAGTCAGATATGTCAGCAGCCCAAACAGCAGACTCCCCAGCACGCCTATTGCCGCCCACTGAGACGGGGAAACCCTGTCCAGCAACTGCAGGAACCAGTAGCCCGTTCCCACCGCTGACGTGGTGTATGACACACCTGTTGTGATTTTTTCCATCTGGTACATACCCCGTCTCCCGTTATCCGGAAGCTGACAACAATAAAAAAGCCACCAGTTAAGTACTGATGGCTCTGATAACTCATGCAGGCGTCTCAGACGACCCACTGACACTACCGGTGAGTTTAACGATACCTTCCATTTGACTGGCTCACTTTTTATGATGATGCCGGTGCATTTATCTCCAGCACCAGACTTTCTATCTCAACGCCATACGTTGCATTTTTGGTAATATCCGTCAGCGTCAGTGCATTTAGTCCCACTGCCAGACCGTCTTTTATGGCCTGGAATGCCGGGCCAGTACGATGACGTAGTATCACTCCGGCTCAGTTGCACCACTGACCACCACATCACCTTCTGCTGCAATCGCCTGCATCAGGGTATAAGGGGTTATGGCCACCGGACTACCAAACGGCTGCCAGCCCTCTTTCAGTTTATGTGTCAGCTTTTCCGCAAGATCTGACGGCGACGCCGCCCTGACAACATCATAGTGTTTAAATGCCATGGTTCTTTCCACCATCTGAAAAATGATTCTTTAAAATACCTGACATGTAATACAGAAAAAACACAAAACCATACCTTAAATAAAAACCTCATCATCAAGCAGATATGCATGGATAAACTACAAGACGAGATATAAACCACCCTGCATTTAAATAAACAATAAACAACATCAGAAAAATAATTCTGCTCTATGGTTTACAATCAAAAATATCATTTATACTTTTCAGAACATCACCAGCAAGGCATAAACAAGGAAACTAAATGAAGTGGATTGTGATTGATACAGTTATCCAGCCATCATGCGGAATATCTTTTTCAGTCATATGGAGTAAAATAAAATTAATAATCTGGTATCAATCGGATGCTTTCTTACCTCCTGAAAGTATATTTACACTGACTCACACAGGTATCATGCTCAATAACAAAGTGCTACCTGTAACCATTTACAACGTAGTACCATTCAATAAAACATTCTGGAATTTAATCAAAAACAGCCAGGAATGCCCTACAAATACAGATAACGTATTGAATGAATGCTTTAATAACCGTTGCACTCTGCAAATATGTCCTTATGGGCTAAAACAACAAAGTCCATAAGGAGTTTACTCACATCTGACAAAATCAATATAAACAGCCCCTCCGGAGAGGGGCTGGAGAGTGGCGCTATGTGCCATTGCATGGTGCCGGGTGCCTCCCGGTGAATTCAGTACCAGCACCTGAATCCGCGATTATCCCATATACCTACTCGCTGATTGCCCCTCCGCACAGGGGGATTCACCATGCCAGTTTCTTTTAACAAACTCCCCGCAAACCAGACAACAGTCAACCGCCTGAATTGTGAAGTATTTAAAAATTTCTCCCGCTAACTGATACCCGGCTAACAGTCTGGCGTTTTCTTTTTCAGCAACGGGAAAGCAACAACCACCACACCCACCAGCCGCCCATTTACCACAAATAAAAAAGCCTTCAGGACTGAAGGTGTCTGTAACAACCAAACTGATAGTCTGCCAGACCCGCCATAACAAGCTGGGTCAGTATTAACTGGCAGCGTTCGCGTGAAAGGTAAGTATTCTGTGCAATCTCCCTGACTGTCGCCGGGTCGGTAACGCTTAATTCATTAAACACCACTCTGGCGGCTTCTGTCATATCCTGCTGTTTTAGCATGTCTTTTTCCCTTTTCCGGTTAACGTGACATACCAATAACTCTTGTCGAAAAAGCCGGCAAGCTGAAAGACCCGTATTCGCAACCACCAGCGCGTTTACTGTACTGACGCGATTTTCGGACATAAAAAAAACCACCTGGCGGTGGTTTTTTCTTACTTTGCCATCACGTACAAAATCGGCAAAATATCAGATTTATACGAAACATACGCGATTTAATTGACTTTTGCAATATCTCGTCGTGAAAAGGTCGCTTTTTGTTGCGCTCTTATTTTCACGGAGCAAATCAAGGATTCTCTATCGAGGCGCTTAAAAATATCGCACATCTCACGCCAGTAGTTCGCATAATTATGGCTCCAGTTATCAGGCTTAACTCCACACAGTCTGGCAAGCTCCTGTCTCTGGTAGACCTCACACCCGGTAACCCATCCTCTGACATCCTGTGCCGCCAGCCAGATCAACTTCTTCACACGCTCCAGCGTTTTCACTGCAATTTTTCTGGAGCCGGACTGAGTTTTAAATTCACTCCACCCCCACTGCGTTATCGCGATCTGATGCTCCCAGCAAATGTTTCCGCCATAACACCACAACAACCACGCCTTCTGATGTTCTTCCAGTTCCAGAACAGCACGCCGCCACGATGATGTTGCAAACTCAACAGGACTGACCAGCGCAATTGATGAGCCTTTCGCCAGTGATTGTTTACCCTGGATCGGGGGATTATCCCGCGTGATCATTTTTCCGGTTACCTCATCGCGGTAACGAATTTTTTTGCGTCTGTAACGCCCTGTATCGAACAGGGCATTTTCCTGCCAGGCTTCCAGCTGGCATTTTGTCGACCCACTGAGATCTGCAGTGGCAATCATGAGTTGCTCACGAACAAACTGTAAATACTGGTTATTCATGCACACCCACCTCTGTAATTCTTATCTCCAGCCGTCCACCAGATACTGGCTGGCCACGTACAATATTGATTTCATCAAACTGCTCATCGTCCATTAACAACCCCGCGTGCGTCAGCGCATCCAGTGGTGCTTTCAGAATATTGTCCAGGTCACGACGACGCTTATCCGGTGGCTCTGCAATAATTTTTATTGCCAGCCGTCCGGACAGGCTTAATTTCAGTCGCTGCTGGCGAACAATAAGCGCCACTGCCCGGCGATAACGCTCCCCGGCTTTTGATACAAAATATGTGCTGCCACGGCGTCGCCAGTAAGTGTTCACCGTCGGCGAGTAAGGCAAAACAAATTCTATGCGTTCGGTCATTTATGCTTTCCACTTCAGAACACCCGAATTTCTCGCGTGCATTAAAAAACGAATCAGCAACAACAACTGACTACCGTGTTTTTCTTCAAAATCTTTTACCCCGGCGTGTAGTTCGTTATGGCATTTACGACACAGCGGAATAACAAACAAATCGTCAGCCTTTGTTCCCATCCCTCCCAGTCCATGACCAATGATGTGATGCGGATCATCTGCCTGATTGCCACACGTCATGCATTTCTGCGTTTTTACCCAGCGCGTGTATACAGGCATCTCTTCCCGTTGTGGTTTCTGGCGCTGGAGATACTGAGCCGGAGATTCCGGATCAACGGCAATGCTGACCACCGTCTTTTCCTGTGGTGGGTTCTGTTGCTGGTGGGCGTGAGGCAGCGGCGCAAGATTTTTTGTGCGCTGTTTCAGTATGCTGGTGGCGGTCTGCTCTCCCGGTACGATGTCGCTTTCACGGTACATTGAGCGGATTTTTTCCGCACGCAACCCCAGCGAACGACGTAATACCGCTTCCGGTAGCGCGTCCGCCACCTGATTGCGGACCGCCCACCAGGATAATTCAGCCAGCGATAATTCCCGTTCCTGCGAGCCATTCATTGCATGGCGTATGACGTCAATCATCCATGCAGACAGGTTTTGGTGAGCAAGTTGCCCGAGTGATTCGGAGGTCTGGTCGCGCAGCTGGTTGTCGCAGTGCCAGCACAACACCATTGCGCCGGTACCATAACGGTGAATGACGGTTTCACTGTGGTGATAATCGCCGTGTGGCCACTGGCAGGATTTAACATGGCGCAGTAACCAGTCAGACAATGCGCCAGCGCCACCAGCAGCACGAATCACTCGTTCGTCGCTGAAAAATGGCAGTAATGATTTATCCTCCGCCAGCGGCTGGCGAACGGCAGGAACGACCCCGGACGACAGATTACGCATGCTTTTCGGTTCCGGCTCCACCAGTACCCGGGTATTGTGGAATACCGGCATGGATTCACGGCCCGGTTTTAGCACCACCAGCCCAAGTTCCGGTACCAGAACAGGTCGAAGTAATACCCGCACGTTACCTCCAGATGCGTTGCTGGAATGTGCGGGACGGACGCGGTGGCCGTTCGGAGTAAGGGAGCCTGACGGAGATTATCCAGTGACGATAATCGAGGCTGAGGGCTTTCTTAATCTCGTATCCGTGTCTGCGGTAGCACTGAATTAGCCACTCGGCCTGTTCTTCAGTGCATGGGGGATGCTGGTACCAGTCTGACTTAAATGCATGAGAATACCGCTCGTGCGTGTGGGCAAGAACGGTCGAATTATCATGATTGTAATATTTTGCGTTGCGTGCCATCGGTTTTCTCCGGTGGCACGGTGTTACTCAGCGGGAGTTCAGCCCCGCGCAAGATTGTAGATGAGTTTATTCTTCTGAAAAAGCAGAAAAGCCAGCTTTTATTCCGATCTCTTTCAATGCCTGTAATGAAGTGACAAACTCACCGTCGTGCAAGATAAATCCGTCCGTCACTCGGGCATCCACAAAATTAATTAACGCAGCCCCATTTTTTTGCAAACACACAATGCGGTAATGGCTAACAATATTTCCATTTTCAACGCACACAGCATAGAGGCCATCTTCACAAAAAATTTTACGCAGTTCTTCGATGTTCATCATCAGAATCCTTCCGGATAATTAGCTCTCCCCTTTAAGGGACCATCCCTCTTATCCCTGCGCGCTACTTAAGTATTTTTGATTCTATTCCGGCACCGTCCAGAACTTCAAATGCGTTGAAAATAAAAACAAAAACCCGCCGAAGCGGGTTAAGTGCGGGTGCGTTGAGGATGCCTGCCACATCAGAGGTGGCGAGGGATTTCTCCCTCGCCTGGTCTCTTACTCCTCAGGTTCGTAAGCTGTGAAGACAGCGACCTCCGTCTGGCCGGTTCGGATTCGTACCTCGCAGAGGTCTTTCCTCGTTACCAGTGCCGTCACTATGACGGTTAAACAGATGACGATCAGGGCGATTAACATCGCCTTTTGCTGCTTCATAGCCTGCTTCTCCTTGACCTTTCGGTCCGTAAGAGGCTAATCTCTATGTGTCGCATAGATATGGCCTCAGATTAATGTTAAGCGTCTTGCAGGACGCGTAATGTTAACTGGGGCTTTTCTCTATCTGCCTTTTGGTGTTCATGCCTGAGACAGATAGCCTCAAGCACCCGCAGTTATTCTACTTAACTAAGATTTCCCCGCAAACCGTTTTTGTCCGGCACAGTAAATATCCAACTAAACCAATGGCGTTCGCTGTATTTACCGCCAGTATTCAATGCACATGACCGCCATGAACACCCCTAAAAAAAGGGCATTTATATGTCCAAACATTAATATCAAAACATCAATTTTTTCCATATACCTTGCTGTGAAGATGATGGGCATACATGATGCGAACAACCAGAACGCAACAAACAAAAACTGCAATGCGTTTTTCATTATTCCCCCTACAATCAATGTGCAATAACATTTAAACACACCTCAATTTGGCCGGACATATAAATATCTAAACCAGAAAAAATCACTTACATAGCGTTACAAACTCTTTAGTCTAAATATTCATCGTAAAACATCCTCCACGCTTATCAGTCCATTTCGTTTCAGGTAATCCATCGCCTTCTCCGGTAATTTGCAGTCCGGCTGAGCTTTTTTCAGTTGACTGACCAGTCGTTTAACCCACATTGTTAATTCGCTAACCTGGTTACCTAGCGCTGGCGACGCTACTGTCTGTTCCAGAACGTCATCAGGTACTACCGGCTCTACTGCCAACTGACTGGCATATTTGTTAATGGTAACGATAAGCTCTTGCTCGGCCTCATCCAGACAATCACCGATACCTCGCCTGTCACCGTCAAAATCATCGAAATCGGCGCGAATCCTGGCAACCTCCCGGATTGCGGACAACACCTCACCAGGAATTACCGGAGAGTTGCCCGATAGTGCATTCTGCTCCAGTGATGCCTTTACAAACCACGCGGCCTGAACTATTACGCCATGAATCCAGCGCAAATCAGCATCGCGATCTTTCTTTTTCATCTTTTCGCCACTTAAAGCCTGGCTTATGTGGCTACGTACAAGGTCTTCATGTAACACCTTCGCATCCTCAATGGTGAAACCACCAGGCAGGCGAGCCGGGGTTACATGAGGGTTGCCTTCCCCCTGACTCTGAAGCATGGCGGCGCGGTAGGCATTCCAGCCTCTCACCTCTGCAATAGCGGCAACATCATCGACCGCGTACATTTTAAGAGGGTTAGGCATTGGTTTTTCTTCAGATACTACTGGCACTGGAGGGGCGGCATAAACAGGAATAACGTCCGCTTGCTCTTTATTGCTTTCATCCGTTAAAGCCCAGAATAATTTCCCGGCCGGATGTTTGAAAATATAAGCAACTGGTTCTGCGCTATCAGCTTCGCGCCGCTTCTGTAGCTCTGCTGCCATTGCGCTCACGACTTCAACTGGTGCCCTTGCAGCAAACTCTATGTTGGTGATAAGCTCATTAAGATATTGCTCGCTGGGATACTGTTTCTTATTGGTAATAGTGGTCATGCTGTAGCCCCTTCTTGATATTTTTCAAACCAGAACACAACCGGGTCAGATTTCATTTCAACCAATCCCATACGAACCAGCGCTTTGCCTTTCCCGGACGCAAGGAATTCACGACGACCATCACTGATAATTCGCCGATAGTCTTCCAGGCTACTGCAATGCTTGTGCAGATTGCATGGGTGGCATGCCGGAACCATGTTGGATATATCGTCACGTTCCTGGTGAAGCATATTTCCATTAAAACGAATGACCGGTTTTACATGGTCTGCATGCCACTTTTCGCCAAGTTCACAGCCGCAATAAGCACAGCGACCGCCAAACTTCATGCGCAATTCTGCACGTTGTTTTTTCGTCAGTGCCATATCAGTCTCCTTTGATGCCAGTGTTTACAACCTGGCAGGCCTCTTTGAGCACCCAGTCAACAGCGTCTTTCCATGCTCCGGTTTCGACTGGCGGATTTTCACGCTTAACCTTTTCATAGAAGCGCACGGCTTTAACCAGTTCTTCAGACACAACCGGCACAGGTGGAGCTGCGAATAGTGGTTTAGGTGATATCTCCGCACGTTTTGCGTATGCTTCAACTGTGTCAGGATTAAACAGGATTATGTTTTCGCCGCATTTCCACGCTATCGGTTCCGCTTCTAGCGATGCCAGTGCAATTTTGAATAACTCACCCTCTACCCGTGCCATCCCTGAATTCGTGTGGCATTTCGCAATCGCTATTTTTAATTTGGCTTCTTCGATTAATTGCTCTTTTGTTAATTCAGTCATTTTTCATTACCGCCCTTTCGGGCGGCCTCCTGATGTTCTGAGGGTGCAGAAATCCCTCCGGTTAAGGATAAAATTTTTAACAGTGCTAAATTTAATTATTCAGTTCTGGATTTTGTCGCCCTGCATATCCGCGCTTTCGCGTTACGCTCAATCTGAATTAACTTTTCTATATTTTTCCGCCTTTCCTGTTCCTCCTGGCGCAATAGCCTTACATCATCTGCCAGTCTGGTTTCTCTTTTCGCCACAGAGAGCATCCAGTCAAACGGCTCCACAACTGCACCGCAGATTTTACAGCGGACCTGACGCTCTTTTTCGTCAACCCGAACAGAGGCGTGATGACAATATGGTCTTTCCGATGACTCATAAAGAAAATTAACCTGATTACGAGGGTCATCCTCTTTTACCGGAAATAAAACGATATTGCTTAACTCATCCTCTGGTTTTATTTCCATGCTCCTCTCCTTTGATGCGAATGCCAGCGACGCGTAATGCGTGTTCTAGGTCAATCAGGTAAAGCCAACTGCCATTTTCTTTAGGTATCATGACATGTCGCTCATCTGCATTTATCGGATGTCCATATCGAAGGTCGTAGCGAGTCGGTAATTGAACTTCCCGCGCTTCCAGTTCAGCAATACGCTTACTCCCATCAGAGATAACGCCTTCGTAATACTCACGCTGCTCGTTGAGTTGTGATTTTGCTTCTTCCAGTCCATCCAGCAAATCAGCGATAATATCCGCTTCCCGATGACGGATGTGACGCTTAAACGCAGCAAGAGCCGCATCACAATCCCGTTCAGCATTTGGGCTGTCCGGGATAGCCTGATACCACGCCAGCGTCGACTGATAGTTTTGTGCTGCCTCACGAAGCGCCTCATAGTTAACCTCTCTCATTGAGCCACCTCCTGATAAATCACCGCATGCCCCAGTTTCTCCGCCAGTGCCAGCTCTGCCTTAGCGCCCGCTGACCGCTGCCAGCCATTCAGCATGTAAATCGCATCCACACAACGAATCATTGCCATGCAAATATCCATGTAGTGCGGCTGTGTCAGCCCGTCCGGAAGTACTGCCGGGTTTAAGACGGTATGCCCTTCCCGTTTCAGTTCCTCTTCCGCCTTGTGAAACGCCTCACGGTTGAAATTTTCATATCCCGTCATTGGACCGGCAATATAAACTCTCACCCTCACTCCATCACCTCCTGAAAGTTTCCCCGATAGAACGCCAGCACACGCTGCATGACTTCGCTCTGGCGGCACTCACGACAAATTATGTTCTGCCGTCTGTTGTAACGACGTATTTCTCCGTCAGGTAACTTTCGAATCAGTGTCGGGTCAGCAGCCTTCTCCGGTGTCTTACGCCATACGCGATACGCCTGCTCTGATGGAAATACCCCGCAACCAGAGAGCCAGACATCACCACTGGCCGCAAGCGCACCAGATAAACGACGAATAGCGGTCTTACTGACACCCGTTTTATCTGCCAGTTGTCGAAAAGTTTCTCGTCCGCTCAGGCGCACGAATTCCACAATGCGCGCCTTCACTTCTTCCCGCTCTTCTGGTGTAAATACTTTTGCCATAAGCGCCTCCGGCAATCACTTTTCCGATACAACACGGCGGGAAGAATCACTAATCTGTCGAACAATATCCCGGTGCTTGTTCAGCTCCCGCAGCGCGGCGCAGACTCGCTCCCACTTCTGAACATCACTTTTCGCCCTGCGCAGCGCCAGGTTTGCCCTGCGAAGGGACGGAAAAATCAGCTCATCTGCTTGCGTTTCGGTAAACGATGGCAACGGCTGCACAATGTCCGCCACAGTTTCTGTTTTAATTTCTTCCTGTGTTGCGGCTTCCCGGACTGGTAACGCAGCACCTGCTGGCTGAGGAAAGGCCTTACCATCACTTTCCGTTACCAGCGCGGCTTTCGGCTCTGCTGGTAAATTATCGCCCGGCATGCAGTAACGAAATTTACCGTTCTGATTAACGCGTGCCAGCCGCCCCGTTGCGGTTACCACCGCCAGCGTGGAGGCAACCTTGCGAGTACTGACGCCGAACTTACCCGCCAGTTCCTCACACGTTTTAGCACCATCCTGACCGATAAACTCAATCATCATGTCTGCGGTAACTTTTTGTTCGACCTCCCCGGTCAGCATATCCTGTGCTTCAGATTTTACTGGCCGCTCTTCGGTTACCCGGGATTCACCTTCGCCAGCCAGAAACCAGGTGTGACCAGTTTTATCAACGACGCCATTTCTTTTGAGTTCCCACAGCTCGTTGAGAACCTCTTCACGACTGATATCAAGTCGCGCGGCCAGTTCTACCGATGTGGCTTTTCCCATTGCTTTCAGTGCGTCAAATACGGTTTCCATTAAAATTTCCTCCGACAAAATCGTTTCTCAGATTCAAATAAAACCAGCTGCCTTCCGGCGTTCGTATTCCTGTTTCAGCCGTTCAATTGGCGTTGGCCCTTGCGGGTGTTTCGCCCCTTCCAGTTGTCGTCGCACTGGCGGAACACTCATCCCGTTACCAACATGCTTTGCCCATTTCGTCAGTTGCCGTTCTGCAAGTCGTTTTAACTCACCCTGCGTCATCTGGCGCTCAATCCCTCTGGTACGCATTTCGAGGCAGATGTGGTACAGCACAGGCTGAGGCCACGGATATTTGTCGCTTCCGTCATATCGCCAGGACTCATCACGCCAGCGGCGGTACTCCTCCATCACAGCATCCACCGTCAGGCCAAATGGATTGGCCCCGCTTTCTGAAATCAGCGCCACAAACTCAGCCAGGTCCGGAGGCCATGTTTCACCCGCCCGGCAGCGGTCCATGCACTGGCGGCAGACCTGTCGGATTTGCTGCTCAGTCATCGCGCCAATCTGTGCAATCCAGAGCTTCGAAGGTGCGGCCCCGTTCTTCTGGGTCCAGCGGTTCGAATAAACCTCCCCCATGAGTTCCCACAGCTTCCAGACCGTTTCCGTCGCTGATAAATCCGTTTTCACGTTCCCACTGCTCACGTGCTGCCCGAATTTCCTGAACTGCCCGTGATGCGGTGCCACCTGGTGCTGCTGCATGGTTTACCCCCTTGCTGACTGGTTTAACCTGCGCCCTGACGTGATTTACGTGACGGGCGAATTTCTGCTCCCACTGAATCTGCGTAAACACTTTCCCCTCCGCTGCCCAGTAGTCCCGGAAGGCGGCAAGTTCAGCAGGTGTAAATTCTGTCTCCGGCAAAGCCATCCCCCACAACGCAGCCCGTCGTCGAAAATCCCGTGACGGATACCAGCTATCGGTCATCGGAAATTTTCCGATGGGTTCGCTCAGGCCATCCAGGAATACAAGGGGTGCTGCCTGTAACGACAAAACTTCCTGCTCACTGGTCGGAGCACTCTCGCGTGCGTTATGTGTGGGGTTTAGATCTTTGGGTTCCTTTGGGTTCCGTGATCCGTTTTTGGGTGTCTTTGATGGAAAATTTGGGTGTCTTTGGTTATTTTCCATGCAGCTAAGAGTTCCGTTTTTGGGTCTGTTTTGTGCTGAAACATAACCATTTTCGGTACTGTTTTTATTAACAGCACCAATTTTACCCACCTTTAAAGACTCCCGTTTTTGGGTGTATTCAGGCTCGGCAACACTTTCTTCTACACCGATAAGTCGGTACACCACAATTTGCTTTGTTCTGCCTTTTCTCTCACCGGTATCAACAATTAACCCAATCTCCATCAGGTGTCGTAAGCTGTCCTGCACAGTCTTTTTGTTCAGTTCCGTTACTTCTGCCAGTGCAGATACAGACGGGTATGCACACAAATCGGCACCGCACATATCAGCAAGCCAGGTCAATACAGACTTACTGGATGAACTGCCGGTTTTCACCTTTTTAGCCCATCGTAGTGCATCGATACTCATACAAACCCCTGGCAGACATTTGTTTATCTGCAAAGTAATATTGATATTGCTGACGATACGCATGCTTGAAAGCAATAGCTTTTTCTATAAGCTCGTCAGTCTCACGTTCCACAACAGCTGGATCCGCAAAAAGCAGCCCGGACTCCACCACATCGCCATATTCTTTGTTTAATCCGGCGATCATGTACGTAATGCTTTTTCCATCACTGATCTCACGATACAACCTGAAATCACTAATTCGGATAGCCTCCATAATTGCCGGAATCAGCGCCGTGAATTTTTTCCGCTTATCCCTGGTGTCGATAGCTTTCCAGCGTTCGAATATCTTCACCCGGTTAACGCCCAGCGCCCGTTGATCAACCTCGCCATCATTAAACGTGACGCGTTGAACATCGATGTTCGGGCGTTCTTTCAGAGCCCAGAATGCTTCCGTGATTAATATCGTCGCTTGCTCCTGTGTCATTCCTGGTCGACATACCCAGGCATCCAGAGCCTCACAAACCTGTTCAGGGGTGATTTTCATTGTTCAACCGCCCCGCCCGCTTTGCCTTACGATATTCGTCATAAACTTTGGGGTCGTACTGAAGTTCCCCGCCGGATGCCTCCTGTAGACGCATCGCGCGACCTTCAGGAACCAGTTTCCCCCATGCAGCAACGCTTGCCAGCCTAACTCCTGCGGCATTGGCAAGCTTTGTTTTGCTGCCAAAAAACGCTATAGCATCAATTTTCAACATATCGAACTCCTTAGATTTTCCTAAGGAAACTAGATCGTAGAGAAACCTAAGTCAAGAAAAATTAGAATTACCTAATATGAAAAACGAAACCTTCGGTGCTCGCCTCTTATACAGGCGTAAAAAATTAAAACTGTCTCAGGCCGCATTAGGTAAGCTGGTCAAAGTGGCTCACGTAACAATTTCTCAATGGGAAAGAGATGAAACACAGCCAGCGGGGAAGAGATTATTCGCACTGAGCCAGGCGCTTCAGTGCTCGCCGACTTGGCTTCTTTTTGGAGATGAAGATAAGCAACCAGGCGAACCGATCCCAGATAATCAGCCAGTTAATCTGACAGAAGATCAAAAAGAGTTGCTTCAACTGTTCGACGCACTGCCTGAGTCAGAGCAAAAGGCTCTGTTGTCAGAGATGCGTGCTCGAGTTGAGAATTTCAACAAACTTTTTGAAGAACTACTCAAAGCTCGCAAAAGAAGCGCAAATAAATAACCCTCCCTTTTTTTTCGCCACTCTCTGTAATAAAAAGCACAAACTTTCAAATGCTTGTGTTTTTTACATCAAAAAGCTTAGGTTTTTCTACACAAAAAGCTTGACCATAATTCTTAGGTTATTCTAAATTCTACTCATCAAGACACCGCACGGTGTTCTCAGCAAACAGTTCCGCTACCCTGGCGTTAAGGGGAAATGAGGTCAGCATGGATACTATCGATCTTGGCAACAACGAATCTCTGGTATGCGGCGTGTTTCCCAACCAGGACGGCACGTTTACCGCGATGACGTATACCAGAAGCAAAACGTTTCAAACTGAAGCTGGCGCGCGTCGCTGGTTAACCAGAAACACTGACTGATGAGGTTGACGATGGAATTTAAAGATTTACCAGTACCATTCCAGGAAATGGCATCGAATGTGGTTCGCTCTCAACTGGCGACTCTTGACCTGAGTACCGTAGAAAAAGAAACCATCGATACTATATCCGGTAACGTGCGTCGTGCCTTTATCGGTCTGTACGAAGAGAAGCAGCTCTCTGATAACCAGGATTTACATGAAAAATACTTCCTGGAATTAATGGACATCATTAATAAAGGATTTGGCTTGTTAATGAAAAAGAAAGGGATTCGAATAGCTCCCCTTGAAAATCATTTTACAGCGAGCAGTATTAATTCCTGTGATTTAAAGCATCACACATCCGATGGGAAAGTTGAATCAAACAACAAAATATCAATTAATCATTAATTTATTCACAGGTGAGGTAGAGTGCGTGCGCCGGACACGGATAAGAATCCGGCACTGACAGTTTACTAAAAAGGATATATCCCTGAAAAGTCAGGGCATAACACGAAAGCGCCCGGCGAAGTTAGTCTCTCTGTATAGGTCGTCGTTAAATTTAATTCGATCGTGCGCTTCCGGTTGTGGCAATCCGCGAAATGGCGCGGCGGTAAGTATGGCTGGGGTTTCCTCCATTGCTCCAGAAAATGCACCGGGTTGTCAGGTTGACCATACGCTTAAGTGACAGCCCCGCCACAATACCCATGTGTAGTCTTTGGTGGCATCAGTTCTACTCCGTGACTGCTCTGCCACCCTTTTTAAAGTGAATTTTGTGATGCGGTGAATGCGGCTAAGCGCACGCGGAACAGTTAAAACCAAAAACAGTGTTATGGGTGGATTCTCTGTATCCGGCGTTAATTGTTAACTGGTTAACGTCACCTGGAGGCACCAGGCACCGCATCAACAAAGTTCACTTCGGTGATGAAAGGTAAGAGAAAATGTTGAATGTAGCTATTGAAAACCAGAACGGGTGGAATTATAGTGCACCTGCACCTCATAAAACGGGTGCCGGGCGTGGAAACCCGGAATTCAATCAAGCGCATAACCGCGCTCAGGCGGTTTTTTTATGCGTCAAGCACAGCCACATTCAGATTATGGTGGGGCGTGCAGGGCAGCTGCAAGGCTGGCCGGATTCTTGGTTGACCGGTATTTCCACCCCTGTACGCCTCACCACCCTTATGGTCGTGGAAAACCTTGGTGGTGAGTTATTAATACTCAACCAAGAGGCTGCCATTATGGCTACTATCCCTACCCTTTCTCACCCTGACGTAACCATCGAAAATGGTCGCGCTGTCACTACGTCTGTTGCGGTTGCAGAGTTCTTCCGCAAAATGCACAAGGACGTTCTGCGCAAAATTGAAACGCTAGAATGCTCTGAAGATTTTAACGAGCGCAATTTTACGCCCGTTACCTACACCGACGCCAAAGGCGAAAAACGCCCCATGTACCAAATCACCAAAAACGGCTTCGTTTTCCTGGTGATGGGGTTCACAGGTAAAAAAGCCGCAACTTTCAAAGAAGCCTACATCGCTGAGTTCGATCGCATGGAGGAAGAACTGCGCCAGAATAACGCCCCGTCTCCCGACAAAATGATTCACGGGGACGGACGCACCCTGGTTATCCGTCTCGACGAACACGGCAATATCAAATTCACTGAAACCGTTCCTGACGGCGCAATGGTCTGCACCCTGGATACCTTCCGGTTTTATCTGGAGAAACAAGGATGGACTCTTGTAAACCGGAGCGCAATTAAAAATATGACTGTGGAGCAATTGCTAAAAATTCATTGTTGAGGACGCGATAATGGAAACGTCACTACCAAACGTTAATACGTCTGACGGGTGCTTTAATATTGGTGTTCTGCTCAGTAACAGGGATTTCACCGAGGATGCAATCAATATGAGAAAATATGAACCCTACCTGCTGAATGACAATTCCATACTCTCCAGAATTGCCCTTCTTAAACTCGGTATTTTCGGAGAGTGGCGATGAACACATTATTCGTACTCATTCTGACTGTACATCTCAATACTGGTGAGTCGCTTGATGCAATCACCGGCATGTACAACTCAATGAAAGAATGCATGGCTGCCGCAGCGGAACAGAAAATTCCCGGCAACTGTTATCCGGTCGATAAAGTTATTCACATGGACAATAACGAAATCCCGGCGGGGCTTAAAACAGCACCGTAATTAATATCCGGTTTCATTTTTATATGCCAGCAATGGCAGGGATTTGTTCACCCTTAAATCTGTAATGAGGTTTATCAATGAGCACTGATAAAGAAGAAATTGCACTATATTACGAAGCCAAAAATGACAAAATCAGAAAACGTCTTGGAATTAAAGGCGGTTTTTACTGGCGCACAGCAAAAAAATTATCGGTTGCAATATCACGCGGTGTTGTCGCAATGGACGATGCCGGATTTGACAAAGAGGATTTTAAAAAACCTGTTCGCGTCCATTTACCCGTTGTGAATGACCTTCCTCCGGAAGGCGTGTTTGATACCGAATTCTGCAACCGATACGAAAAGGGCGGTGAAGATGGTATCACAATGGTACTTATCGCGCCCTCGCCCTCTGTTCAGGATAAACCAGCCAGCACTGACAATACCAACGTCAACGGCGAAAACATGGCTGAGATTGAGGAGAACATGCTCCTGCCGGTTTCAGGTCAGATTCTGCCTGTTCGATGGCTGGCACAGCACGGCAGCGAAAAACCGATCACACACGTTTCGCGGGACGAACTGCGCACATTACATAACGCACAGGATGAAAAACTTCCCGCCGTTACCGCGCTGGCCATCTCAAATAAAGCAGCGCAACTCGAACCGCTGGAAATTCGCGATCTCCACAAACTGGTTCGTGACACGGACAAAGTTTTCCCTAATCCTGGTAATTCAGACCTGGGACTGATGACTGCTTTTTTCGAAGCATACCTGGGCGCTGACTACACCGATCGCGGTCTGCTGACAAAAGAGTGGATGAAAGGAAATCGTGTTTCACGCATCACCCGCACGGCTTCCGGTGCTAATGCCGGTGGAGGGAACAAAACCGATCGCAATCCGAATTTAGTACACACCTTCGATACGCTGGATGTGGAGATTGCAGCGGCCACACTTCCGATGGATTTTAATATTTATGAAATTCCGGGCAGCGTTTATCGTCGCGCAAAAGAAGTCGTCCGGAAGAAAGAAAGTCCGTTCAAAGAATGGTCCGCAGCACTTCGCGCAATCCCGGGTATCCTGGATTATTCCCGCGCCGCTATTTTTGCACTTATCCGAAGCGCACACCCTGAATTTTATCACTACCCGGGACGCCTTCAGGGGTATATCAACGCCTATTTGACGGAAACTGATCACGAGAACCCTACCGAGGAAACTCTCGCTGCTGCACGACATACACCGGAAAAAGATATCCTGGAAGAAGTTAACCGCGAACTGGCTGCTGAACGCGAAACAGAAGAAGAAAAAAATAATGAGGAAAAATCACAACCGTCTGACGCAATGGCAGATGAACAGGCAACGACTGAAGCAATGGAGCCGAATACAACTGAACATCGCCAGGACACGCAATCGCTGGATACTCAGGCACAGATAGATCCGGTTAATCAGGTAAAAGTTACCGCTGACGAAGTAAACAAAATTATGCAGGCAGCCAATATCAGCCAGCCTGACGCCGATAAGTTGCTTGCGGCCTCTCGCGGAGAATTTGTTGCAGGGATTAGCGACCCGAATGATCCGAAATGGGTCAAGGGGATGGAAACCCGCGATTCTGTGAACCAGAACCAGCAAGAAACGGAACAGAACGGCCAGAAAGCGGAACAAAACAGCCCAAATGCGTTACAAAACGAGCCAGAAACGAAACAACCTGAACCAGTAGTGCAACAGGAACCGGAAAAGATCTGCACCGCCTGCGGTCAGACCGGCGGCGGCAACTGCCCTGATTGTGGCGCGGTGATGGGCGACGCAACATACCAGGAAACATTCAATGAAGAGAATCAGGTTGAAGTTCAGGAAAATGATCCGGAGGAAATGGAAGGCACTGAACATCCACACAAGGAGAACCCTGGCGGCAATCAGCATCACGATAGCGATAGTGAAACTGGCGAGGCGACAGATCACTCAGTTAAGGTGAACGGTCATCATAAAGGCACATCCACCAGCGGGACGTGTGACCATCTAATGATCGACCTTGAAACCATGGGAAAAAATCCAGATGCCCCGATTATCTCAATAGGTGCAATATTTTTCGATCCGCAAACCGGAGATATGGGACCGGAATTTAGTAAGACTATCGATCTGGAAACTGCTGGCGGAGTCATTGATCGGGACACCATTAAATGGTGGCTTAAGCAATCACGCGAAGCGCAATCTGCCATTATGACCGATGAAATCCCGTTAGATGATGCACTGTTACAATTGCGGGAATTTATCGACGAAAACTCCGGCGAATTTTTTGTTCAGGTCTGGGGAAATGGAGCCAACTTCGACAACACGATTTTGCGCCGTTCATACGAACGGCAGGGGATCCCCTGCCCGTGGCGTTACTACAACGATCGCGATGTACGCACAATCGTTGAGCTGGGGAAAGCCATAGACTTCGATGCCAGAACGGCTATTCCATTCGAAGGTGAGCGCCATAATGCACTTGATGACGCCCGTTACCAGGCAAAATACGTTTCAGTTATCTGGCAAAAACTGATCCCGAGTCAGGCTGATTTTTAATGTTCAACCGTCGCCAGTTGTCGTTGATATTCTGCAACTGGCGCGTTCCGGAGTGATAGCCATGAGCGAACAGTACCTGATAACGCTCGACGAGTGGAAACCAAAACGGTTCAGTCTCCCAATAACAAACACTACCCTGGTGAAATACGGAAAACTAGGATACATCGTTCCAAGACCACAAAAAATTCGTGGGCGTTGGCTGATAGATCGCCGAGCAGTATTTGTTGGGCCTGGTGAAACGGGAATTGCGCCGGAAATTCATACTGGCGATGATGATGCACTGAAGGAGATTTTAACTCATGTCACCGAGGCCACGAAAAAACAGCACTGACGTAGCCGGTCTTTACGAAAAGTTTGATCGCAGAACTGGCAGAGTTTACTACCAGTATAAAAATCCTGTGACTGGAAAATTTCACGGACTCGGAACAGACAAAGGTAAGGCAGAAAAAATCGCTTCCACAGCCAATCAGCGAATAGCTGCAGCAGAAGCTGAATATTTCATGCGCAAAATTGATGAAAGTCCGTCAGCAACAAAACGTCGGGGTATCAGATTAAAGGCATGGGTTGATCGATATCTGAAAATACAGGACACGCGACTGAAAAATGGAGATATTGCAGCTACAACTCACAAAGAAAAAACTCGAATGGCTGCATACCTGGTTTCCCGTCTGGGAAACCACCCATTGAAAGAACTGGAAGTAAGAGACTTTGCATTAATACTGGATGAGTGGCTGGATAAAGACATGGTCAGCACAGCGAGAGTAAATCGTGGATTATGGGTTGATATTTATAAAGAAGCACAGCATGCAGGGGAAGTTCCTCCTGGATGGAATCCTCCGGAGGCTACCCGTAAACCGATCCCTAAAGTAACCAGAGCCAGGCTCACCATGGAAGACTGGCAAAAAATTTACAATGCAACGCCTGAAAAACACTTTATCCGTAACGCAATGCTTCTTGCGATTGTTACTGGTCAGCGCCGTGATGACATTTGCCACATGCGTTTTTCAGATGTGTGGAACGAACACTTGCATATCACCCAGGGAAAAACCGGAATGCGTCTGGCGTTACCGCTTACACTACGCTGTGATGCCATTGGGATAACGTTAAAAGAAGTTATTGATGGGTGCCGAGACAGAATATTAAGTCCATATCTAATCCATAGTCGGCACCAGAAACAACCGAAGCCGATGAGTAAAGACAACCTGAGCGACTACTTTGCCAAAGCACGGGATCTGGCTGGGATAATTCCACCAGCAGGAAAAACTCCGCCAACATTTCATGAACAACGCTCTCTATCAGAACGGCTGTACCGTGCACAGGGTATCGATACAAAAACATTACTAGGACATAAAGTCCAGGCAACCACCGATCGCTATAACGATACTCGAGGTCAGGAATGGGTTAAGTTGGTTATTTGA